AAGAGGGCCTGAACGAGTAGGGCTGGCTCCTTCTTCAGTACCCCCTCCAGCGCCTGCTAATATAGGCAGGTGCTGGAGGGGGTACTGAAGAAGGAGCCAGCCCTACTCGTTCAGGCCCTCTTCTTCCTCACTTCTTCCCAAGCCCGCTGTAGCGCTCTTTTGAGCGCTGTGGACTGTGCAGGCCCGCCACCACCGGCCCCAGTCTGAGCGTTGATGTAGGAGTCGGCGGCGTTGACCAGATGTGCTAGGTATACAGGGTAGCCACTTCAGCCCTCGCTTTCTCAAGCTCCAAAAGCAACGTCTCTATCTGCCTTTGTGCTACGTTGGGTTGCTCATTAGTGGGTTCCATCGTCCCCCCCCATACTACTGCCGGTCTATAGTAGTCCGTATAGGTCGCTTCGGTATCATCCGCCCTGTTGGGGTCGGCTGCGTGGAGCGCAAATGTGGCAGTAACCGGCGCCGGGTCATCGGGTGCGTAACCGGCGCCGTCGTGGGACAGGAGGTCAATCAGTTCGCGCCCGCAGTAGGGGCAAACCTCAAAACCGTTATAGCTTGGCCCGCCCCCCTTAAACTCGAAGCTCTGGCCGCAACTTGTTACCCAAAGGCCATGATCCGCACCGATTTTCGCTCCCACCTTGGCAGAGATGGCGTCCCATTTGCAGCTACCCGCTTCATAGAAAAAGACCTGGGCGTAGCGGATACCCCGGTCTTTCAAGCCGGGGAGGAGCGTAGCCCGCCGGACGGATGTCCGGCCCTTTCTGCCTTGCGGCGGTACTGGCTTCACTGCCTTGAAAGTTAAGTCGGCACATGCTACTCCTCAACTGCAAGCCGCTCCCCTTTAGGGGGCGGTATAGTTGACGTTATAGCCTCTCTTTCAAACAAGAACTTTGCAGGATTGTTATATAAAGGCACCCAAAACCCCGCGTTTTGCCTAGCCGGTAGGGGGTAAGGCTAGCAGGATTGTTATATCCATGCCCCGAAGGTCTAAGCATTGCCGCCCCTCCGATAGTGCGGGCAATGCGGGCTAGCCGTTGTAACCCACAGCCGCCAGTTAGCCGCGCTAGGATGGCCGCACAGTCCCTTGTCGCCCTCTTGGGGCCGGTAGAACTTGCAGTTACCGCAGGTGCGCTCACCGGCCACCACGGACACCCGCTCAGCATCGATAGGCCGCACACCGACCGGTAACAGCTCATTAAGTTGCGTCTTAGCCGTCTCGGGCAACCGGGTAGGGTCGCTCGAGCCCCACAGGTGCATGTCTGTCTGCCCACGCATGTACTCCAGGCCCGCTAGCGCGTTAAGCCAGGCATGGGCAAAGTGCGGGTCTACCGCTAGGTGCCGGTACACGCGCCGCGACTCACCCATGTAAGCCTGCTCACCGGTGGGCAGTCGGGTATAGAGCGGCACAGTGGCCCTAGCAATGTTGCTCAGGTGCGTCATGAACTCATCGGCCAACGACATAGGCTGTGGCACACCGCCAATGGTGCGGGTCTGTTGCAGCCGCTTGAAGTCCGCCGGTAGCCTGATCCGCTTTAGCATGAAGCGAGTCAGCGCCCAATCCAGCGCCTTGTAGCGATCCATCAGCGCCCGGAACTCGTACTTGACCTCACCCGAGGCTTTGCTAGTGGTTGCCTTGTCCCGCTCATCGCTGAACTCAATGGCGTTAGGCCGGTCAACATAGTCCGCCAGCCAGACAACCTTGTGCCCCAAGCGCCGCGCTAGCGCCACCGCCAGGTCATAGCTAGGCTCACCGTCGATAACCACGATCTTGGCGTACCAGCGCCGACAGAGCGCAGCCAGGGCGCTAACTGCCTCCATCCCGGACAGTTCAACGACCTCAAGGTGCGCTAGGTCATAGAGTCCGCCAGGGCCGGGCTTGACGATCACGACGTGCTTTTCAGGAGCCCGCTGGTCAATGCCGATGCTAACCCACTCACCTTGCAGGGTGGCCGGGTCAGGCCAATGGTAGGTGTTAGTCCCGTCGATACAGGCTTCGACTCGCTCTTGCGTAGCAGGCACGGCCTGGGGGTCGGTCCACGGCACACCTAGCCGGGAGTTGTAGAACTCCGCCATGTTATCGCCACGGCTAAAAGCGCCCCATATCTCAGGTAGGAAGCGATTACCCTTGAGTACCTGTGAGAACTGATAGCCCTCCCACTCAGCGCCGGGGTTTTCGGGCGCGTACCAGCCCCGTTTCATCAGCACATCGTCAGGGATGGGGCTCGAGCAGTGCGGGCATTGATAATGCAAGTCGCCGTCACGCTGGCTCACGATGTCGGGCCAGTGCAGCGGCATTACTATTCCCTCACTATGATGGCGGCACGCGCTATTAGGGCAGGGGGTGCGCCAATAGTTCATAGTGGAGCGCTGGAACCAGCGGTCGATGTCCTGATTAGGGAAACCGGCGGTGCTGTTAAGCTCGATCACCCCGCGCCGCCCTTGGGCATCTTGCAGCAGCGAGTCAGAGACACGGACCAGCGCCCGTTCGATGGTGGCGGTGGCCATCAGCCGCACTTCGTCAAAGAGCATCACGTCAGCCGGGAAACTATCAACCCCGATCCCGCTACGCATCCCACGAAAGCGCATCGTCGAAGCGCCCACCCTCACCAGCCCTACCCGGTCAAGGTCGGTGATGAGCTGCATCATCTTGGCGCTCGACTGCATCATGGGGCGATAGCGTGAGGCGTGCAGGTCCTGGACATCATCTTTGGTGGGAAACATCAGCGCCGTATTGACGCGCCGCCGAGCGTCAGCGGTAAACCAGGCGGCCCGGTACAGCAGCCGCACCGTCAGCCCCATCTGTGCCGCCTTCATGACCACCAGGCGCGGATATGGCGTGTCGCGCCGTTCATGGTAGAGCGGCGTCAGGTAAGGCCGAGTAGTCAGGTCGAACCCGACACCGCCGACACCCTCTGGACGGATACCTGAAGCCAATGCAAACCGCTCTAGGTTAAAGAGGTCTTCGGCGTCGAATACCGGCGGTGGGCGCAGCATGGCGTCAAGCAGCCGGGCCTGTAACCCGGACCGGTCAGCAGCATGATCGCTTGGGGTCATGGCGCTTTCTTACCCCGCTTGGGCTGCTTGGTGGCTGGCTGCATAACCTGCCCACACCGCCCGCACGTAACCTCAGCAGGCACCATCAGCGTGACCCCACACCCGCACTTGGTGCAGCTATACCGTATAGGCGATGGTGATTTCACAGCGCCGCCATGAGCGGACGCGCTACAATCGCTTTTAAGGTGCCTCCAACTGCCGGGGATAGGTAAGAGTACCCCATATTAGTTAGACCCCCCACAGCGCTTAGCACAGGCGGCGGCCTCCGCCTCAGCGAGCCCGGAGCCGTCTAGCCAAAGGTACTTGGCGGCGCTAGCTAGCCGGTCGACGGCATCGGGGGGGTTATCGGCGAAGATGCTATTTAGCCTAGTTCTAACCCGCGGGTCGAACTGCCCGAGATAATGGCGATGCAAGAGCTCGAGCACCGCCGGAGAAAGGTCAGCCGCCATTGTCTTCCTTCAGTGCAGCAGGCCAGTGCCGGTAGACGTTATACAGGCACTCGATGGCGTAGTTATCACCGCTGATAAGGTAACTTGCAGCGGTAGCCAGGACATAGCTAGACGGGTTAGGGATATCGCGCATCGGGGGTATGCCCAACTCCCTCGAAATGGCCGCCTGGACAAGCCGTTCTAGTTCCCAGGGTAGGCGTTCGACTGTCCGTGACACAGTTACCGCCTTTCTGTGCGTTCCGGTAACATCAACTGCCGAGGCGCTAATACCTCACGCCGTAGCCGTTGCTCGAATAGGTCTAGTGTCGCATCGTCAAGCAGTTCCCAGACGATATTGCGGACAGCGGTCACGACTAGCAAAGCCCCTTCAAGGGCTCGAGCCTCAGCCCGCTTAGCGCTAGTCTCAGCCCGCTCTTTGATCGCCCTGATAATCCGGTGGCTATGGCCCATGACCCGCTCGACGATAACCCCCTGCGCCTCCGGGTCTTCCTCAGTTTCTAGCCGGTCGATCTGGAATAGCAGGGCGGCCCGCATGTTGGTTAGTTCCTCGTCAGAGTCATCGATGTCCCGCTCATACTCCATTACCCGTTTACGCAGTTCAGCCATTCTGGAACCGCTTAGCATGGCGCGTACCGTTGGCCGACCGCCGGGAGGAGGGCTGTCCTTTTTACCGGCGCCATGAACAAAGCATACCCTCTTGCCCTCACGGGCATACTGGCCACATTGTTCGCCGCCGGAGCCGCGTTTTCTCGCTTGGCAACGGGGTAAGGGCTCGAGCGGTGTTTGTAGTTTAGCCGCCACAGGGTCAGTGGGTGGTGTTGGTTGTGGTGTCTGTGCCGGGGTTTCTGTAGCGGGCGCATAGTGAGCTAGCGGTATCGCCGGTAACGGTTTGTCCCCATTTGTGACCGTTACCGGCTTCTTGGCCTTGTGGACACGGCCCGGCGTTGGTACACCATCACCATGTAAGCTAACCAACTTGAGGGGGTTGTCAGACCCTTGATAGCGCTTTCTGATAAACCGCACCCCGATCCGCCAATGCCGCGTTTTACCACCACGGGCCAGTTGTCTCAGCATCACCCCCAGGCGGCTAGCGCTCTGGGGCCATGCTGGGTTCGCCTTTAACTCGCCTGGTGCGTCAGCATTAAGCAGCGCTAACAGGTCTTCGGCCTTACCCTCCCAGGGCGCAAGGCGGCGCAACGTACCCTCGATAGCGCGGCTGACGTTACTAGGGATGGGGTCGCTCTTGCGCTTCATGGCGGGTTAGTTGGTGCCCTACCAATCATCTTCGCGGACCTCTTTCGGCGTTAGGCCCGCAAAAGCTCTGGAGTTCTCGTCTGCGCCCAAGCTAACTAACAGCGCAGCTATCGCCTCATAGTCTTGTTCCCTCCGATGTGCCGCATAATGCAACGGGGTACCCTCTATATTACTTAGGGC